CTTACGTCGTGATGGTTGCGATCAGTCCTGAAGAGGCAAACAACAAACTGAGACCTGCGCCTGGTAATGCAGCAGAGGTTGCCAGTTCTGTGAATGCGGTATGGGAGATGGACGGTACGCCTGTGGATGTGATGTGCAATGACGGGGTGCGGTATCAGCTTTCGGCTGCGATCGATGTGTTTTCAAGAAGGGTCATCGTGGTGGTGACACCTACTGCGAATGCTTCTGCACTTGCGAAGGTGTTTAAGAAAGGCATACAGAAACTTGGCGTGCCCTACGCCGTGCTGCTTGACAACGGTAAGGAGTACAAGAGTAAGACCTTTGAATACACCTGTGCAAGACTGAGGATAGAGCAGCGTTTTACCATGCCGTACTCCGGGTGGCAAAAGCCACACATAGAACGCTTTTTTGGTACCTTGACGCGTGACTTGTTTGAAGAGTTGCCCGGTTACATCGGTCATGATGTGGCAGACAGAGGGAAACTCCAGTCTCAAGATACATACCAAGGGAAGATAGAAGCACGAGAGCGTGCCAAAGTACTCATGAAGAGTGGGAATGCGGCCGCTAAGAAGCTGGCAAAAAGCCAAAAAGAGATGGACACGTACTTACCTACTACTTTAAGCAGGGAAGAGCTTGAAGCATACATAGATACTTGGGTTGTGCGCTATGAAAATAAGAAGCACAGGGGCATACACCAAACACCGTTGGAAAAATGGAATGAGTGTGCCATACCGACCAGAAAGATCTCTGACAGTCGTGTACTTGATGTGCTTGTGGGCTTGAGTGAAAAGAAGAAGATCACCAAGAAGGGCATTACATGGAAGGGGATGTCGTACTGGCACGATACTTTTTATGACATGGTGAGCCAAAGTGTGTGGATGCTGAGCGATGATGACCTGGGGTACCTGTATATTTATGATCTTGATATGAAGTTTTTATGTCGTGCTGAGAATGCTGAGAGTGTTGGGAAGAGCAGGGCTTCGTACCTGGCTTCGCGGTACTTTGACAAAAAAACCAAAAAGCTCATACGTGAACTTCAGGAACTTCGACGTGAAAACCCTGAGCGTTACAAGGTGATGCTTGAAGAGACGGATGCTTTAGAGAGTGAAGCAGATGTGCAGGTGGGGCTTGAGTTTAAAAGTGAAGCCATGGCAGGCATACGTGAAGCGATGGCAGAGGAGAGTCCTCATACTGTTTTGGAACAGGAAGCGTTGAAAGATGTGGACGTGGAAACGCCTGTCCTTAACGGACGTCCTGTGTTTGCCTCCATCAAAGAGCGTTTTGACTGGGTACTGGAGAGTGGTGCAGTGGATGAGAAGACGCAAAGACTGGCTGAGAAGCATGAAGGGCTTTGGAAAATGGCTGTTGAAGCGTGGGAAGAGAGAAAAGCGGGGTAAAGGTTTGATAGAGGGTTGTGGACAAAGGTGGGTAAACCCACCCTACAGCCTTTGTTCAAGTCTTTTGCGGAGACTTAATAAACATCGAAAAAGGATTTAGGATGAGTAAACGAGGTTTTGTTCAAACACGCAATTATACTGCAATGTTTGAGCTGATGTCAACACTGGATGACATGGCGGGTAATTTGGAGCGTATTGCGTTGGGGTACGGTAATCCGGGTGTGGGTAAGACCACTGCACTGGAGCGGATAGCCAAAGAGTTTGACGGTGTGCTGGTCAGGGTGTTGGAGTCCTGGACGCCTGCTTCTGCTATGACGGCGGTGGCAGATGCTTTGGGTGTGCATACCAAAGGCAGTACGGCTGAAGTGGTGCAGCGCATCATAGAGTCGCTCATAGAGAACCCGCGTCCGATCATCGTCGATGAGATAGACCGGGCTTTGGTAGGCGGAAAGATAGGCATTTTGGAGAGCTTTAGAGACTTGCATGATGAAGCACAGGTGCCTCTTCTTTTGGTTGGTATGGGGCAGTGTGATGCCAGACTGCAAAGACATAAGCACTTTTACAGCCGCATTGTCAAGAAGACGTACTTTACAGATACGCACAAAGATGACATAGAGCAGTTCATTAACCTGTGTGGTGTGGGTGACGGTGAGAAGTTTGAAGCTATTGTGATTAAGGAGGATTTGAGAGCGTACATGAAAACTAAGTTTAAAAGCATTAGAGAGATCAAGGTGATACTGAAGCTTTTGGAGCTTTGGTGTGAGACAAATGATGTGTATGAGGTAGATATGAAGACGTACAAACTAGCAGCCATAGAAAAGAAAAAAAATGACAGCGTTTAAAAGTATGAAGCGGCGGAAAAATGACCGCCAGTACATTTGGGAGTATATGCGGCGTAACCGCATCTTTAAAATAGAGGCACTCATGACTGTTGTCGATGGCATGAGCATTGCCATGATGAGGGAGTTCTTTTTGCAGTTGGAACATGCGGGGTTTGTGCGGGTACGCATACCCCAGGGCAAAAAAACAAAACCCAAGAGGTTTGTCGATCGCAGTTACGGTCTGGTCAAGAACACAGGCGCATTGTGTCCGGTGTGGGTACCCAAACAAAAAAGGATGTATGACCGCAATACCCAAGAGATGCAGGTGAGAGACCCGGTGTATGTGCCCAAAGAGAGTAAGAAGATAGAGCATAGACCCGTGGATGCTTTGGACTATGACAGGGGTCGCATTGTGCAGATACTGGAGACTGTAGAGGATGTAATATCTTTTGAAGATCTTCAGTCTCGAAGTGGTGTCCCTTATGGTGCATTTATGACCGTCGTGTCAGATATGAAAGAGAAAGGTGAAGTACTCATGAGAGGTACTTGGGTGACACCTGTAGAAAGGAGTATGACGTGAAAGTAGTTGGATGGAGAAAAGGAAAGGTGCTCTTTTTCAAGACGGACTGTGCCTTAAAACTCATGCAGTTTGCGGGACGTATGGAGAGGGTGCAGTATGTCGGTTGAGCAGGAGGAGAGTGTAGGGTTTTATTTGTTTTTGAGATACCCCAACAGTGAGTTGTTGACAGAGGATGCGGCAGCCAAAGAGTTGCTTGTATGTACCAGTACAGTGAAACAATATATAAAAAGCGGTGAGCTTGCTTCTTTGAGTGTTGAAGATTTGGCGGCTTTTATAGTGAAAAAATATTAAAGGACAGAGATGGAAACAGTAAGTTATATAAAGGCGGCACAGCAGTTGGGTGTGTCTGTCGAAGCGATACACAAGATGATAAAAGCGAAGCAACTCAAAGAGGTTTCAGAAGGCAGGGTGTCCAAGGATGCCGTGTATGCGTTGAGCGGGCTTAGTCCAAACGGAAAGCAGACAAAAAAACAAGGTGCAGGCCGAAAACCAAACGTGATGAGTTTGGAAGGTGCTGCTGCATATCTGGGCATAGACCCGGTAGAGCTTCAGCAACTTGTAGATGGGGATGAGATCGACGCAGCGGAAGGACCCGGCGGTCTCATGGGTGTCAAAGAGGCTATGGTGAAGATGTATAAAAAGAAACTCGACGGCAGAGAAGAGAAAACGCTCAACGGTGCTAAGATGCGCACTGCCAAAGCACAACCTCTACCCGAGGCAAAAACTGTCGGAAAGGAGACAAAAGAAGAAGAACCAAAAAAAGCAACACCCAAAAAAGAAGAAGTCAAAAAAGAAGATGAGGGGAAGCATGACTTTAATTTAGCAGAGGTGATGAAAACGCTTTTCCCCGGGGTGCAGCTTCTGGCCAACGAAATCAGAGAAGCAGGGCTTAGAGAACGTGCGTCTACGGAAGCCAAGTACAGCAAAGAGGATATGAAAGAGGTGGCAGAATTTGCCTACATGAAAGGTAAGCTGGCGGTGTATGAGAGTATGGGTGAATTTAAACGAAAGGAAAGAGCGTAATGGAAGAGATGTGGACAAACAAAAAGGGTGAAAAGATACATGAAGATATGGTGCCTTTGGAAGAGAAGCTAAAAAGTGAGCTGGTCGTTGGTTTGGTGGCTGAGGCAGTCGACGGTGTGGGTATGCTGCGCAACTTCAAAAGCAATGTGGTAGGGCAAATAGACGACTATATGTCTATGATGCGTGAGAAGTATGGCTTAGACCCCATGAAGGGGTCTGCTAAAGGCAATGTGACACTGCAAACCTTTGATGGGCTTAAAAAGGTGCAGGTACAGGTTGCTACCCACATAGATTTTGACGAAAAACTTACTTTGGCAAAAGAGAAGCTTGATGAGTACTTTACGTTAAAGACGGAGGGCGCAGACCCTGAGATAAAGACCCTCATTACCAAGGTGTTTGATGTGGACAAAAAAGGGAATGTCAATGCTAAGCAGATCTTGAGTTTAAAGTCTTACAAGATCGAGCATAAAAAGTGGTTGGAGGCTATGGCGATCATCGATGATGCCATTGAGATCGTGGGTACGAAGTCTTATATACGTTTTTATGAGCGCGCAGCGGTGGATGCTGCGTGGGAAAATATTTCCCTTGACTTTGCGGCGTTGTAGGAGGGTGACATGGATGATTTAAAACAAAAAGTGATTGATGCGATCATAGAGCGAGAAGGTGGCTATGTGGACGACCCTCAGGACAGCGGTGGACGTACAAAGTTTGGCATTACACAAAGGGTGGCACGGGCACATGGGTACAAGAAAGAGATGCGCCACTTCCCGCGTGCCATGGCTGAAGAGATCTATGCGAAAAAATATTGGGATTCGCTGTGTCTGGACAGCGTAGTGGTGTTTTCTGAATCGGTTGCAGAGGAGTTGGCAGACACGGCTGTGAACATGGGCGTAGGCAGAGCAGCGCGCTTTTTACAGCGTTCGCTCAATGTGCTCAATGACCGTGAACGCCGCTATGCAGATGTGCGTGTCGATGGGCAAATAGGTCCTAAGACCATGGCTGCGCTGCGTGCCTACTTTTTACAAAGAGGCACAGAGGGCGAGGCGGTACTTTACACAATGCTCAATGCCCTGCAGGGCGCATTTTATGTCACTTTGGCGGAGCGTAGAGAAAAAGACCAACGCTTTGTCTGGGGCTGGTACAAAAACCGTGTAAGGATGGGCGCATGAGACATCCACTTTTGAACCCTGAGAGTGCAGGACATTATGACAGTGGCGAAAAGACAGCCATAGAAGAACTTGAAGAGACAGCTACAGTGGCAGAACAAATAGGTTGGTGCAAAGGGAACATCTTTAAATACAGATACCGACACGATCTGAAAGGCGAAGCGATAAAAGACTTAAAGAAGTTGGAAACGTATGAGAAGTACTTGCACCTACTGTACTCTATGGGTAGAGCGGCCGTCTATATGCGCGTGGCAGATGCTTTTAAAAAGTATGGTGTGGAGGTGGAGTATTTTTAAGTTCATAGAGCTTCTGTTTTGGTGGGTCAACCCGCCCTACGGAGGTTCTGTTGAGTTTAAATAAGGAGGAGGAAGTGTGGCAATAGCAGATAAGGTATGTGCGGAACATGATGAGCGCATAGGAGGGGCTACGGTTCTTGAGAGCAGTAAACTAAAAGAGGCGGATGCCATACGAAAGCTTAGTAAAGCTTTGGGGGCTAAGTTCTTGCACTTTTATGTGTATGGCGCTGTGGAGGGTGAGGCGTTGGTGATGTATTTGTCTCATCCTGCCATGGTACAGGAGTTTAAAGGACAAAAGGAAGTTATATTGGAGGAGATGCGAGTCATTTATGCCAAAGAGAAGCTTAAAGGCATGGTGACTTTTAGAGATGTGCGTGTGGCTTTGAAACCTAAGCCTGCACCTGTCAAAGAAAGCAAGGAGGCATACAGGGACAAAGCGAGCGGAAACTTTGACATACGCTGTGAGGATGCACAGCTTAAGAAGATATTTGAAAAGATACAACAAACCATAAGGGAGGGGCACGATGGAAACAGAGCAGACGGCATCTAGGTTTGACTGGGCAAAGGGCAAGGTGCTTACTCCCGCAGACTTTGAGATAGCAGACAAGATCGCGTACATAGAGGGGTTTATTTTCTCAGGGGCGGTGACGCTCATTTATTCGCCTCCAAAGATGGGGAAAACGTGGCTTGGCTATGGCATTAGCAAACGTATTGCCTCTCATGAAGAGATAAGTGAGGTGCATTACCTGGACATGGACAACAGCGTCTCTACACTCAAGGAAAGAAATGTGCATGAGTCGCTACTGGGCAATGCAAAAATACACTACCACACAAGAGGCACCATAGGCTGTGAGCCTTTGGAACAGCTTGAAGCCATCGCTTTGAGTGCGACACGTGATGCCTACCTGGGTGTGCTGTTCTTTCTTGATACGACCAAAGACTTTGTAGATACGGCGAATGCTTCTCAGGCTAAACTGTTCATGAAGCACTGTACACGTTTGCGTGATGCAGGGGGTACGGTGATCATACTGCATCACTCGACCAAAAACAAAAAGCAGATCTCTGGAGACCATGTGTTTACCAACACGCCTGACAATGTGTATGAGATGAAACAGACAGGAAAGATGGGCAATGTCATTAACTATCAGCTCAAAGTTACCCATGCGCGAGGACTGGTGGCAGACTGCAGGTGGTCGGTAGACACGCAGACGCTGGAGTTGATGGCGTATGATGCTGTGGCTTCGGGGCTTAGCGAAAAAGACAAACAACTTGCCATGCTTGCCATTGGCGTGCTGGAGAACAACCCTGAGGGTGTCAGCAGGTCTGCACTCATCAGAGGGATGGGCTTTAAGGTCACGTCAGACAGAACAGGTGTGCGCATTGTTGAGGAGTTGACAGGGAAGTACTGGACAAAAGAAGAGAAGAGCCATAATGCGCACCTCTACCATCTCATGAAAAAGGAGACGCCGTGACCGCCAAACAGAAAAGCTACAAAAAGTCACTCATACAGCAAGTGCATCTGTCAGCAAAGTACCAGGCGTATTACAAAGAGAACAAAGAAGACTACAGGGCTAAACTTGAGGAGCATTTTTCAGAGAGAAGTTCTAAAGATCTGAACATAGCACAGTTGCTTGTGCTGCTGAAGTGGCTTAACTATGACCTCCCCGATATGCCTGTCATAAAAGACCGTTCAAAAGAGGCTACAGAGGCACAAATAAGCCTCATACACAGCTTGTGGGAAGCGTATGCCAAAGACACAAGCCAAAGTGCTTTACGGGCATTTATAGCAAAGATCACCAAGAACACGTACCTGCACATTGACCGTCTTAGCAAGGCAGATGCCACCAAGTGCATACTGGCACTCAAAAACACGCTAAAGGAGTTGTGAATGGTTTGTCCCAGATGTGCGAAGAACACCAAGGTTGCAAGGTCTGAGAAGCAGGGCGGCATTGTGGTGCGGTACCGCTACTGTCCTGCCTGCGGTTTTACTGTGCCTACCAAAGAGGTACCTATATTTCATTTGTTTACAAAGGAGGAGATAAAAGAGTATGAAGAATACACTAATGACGAGCTTACTGAAAGCCAAAAGTGATGCCAACAAAGAGGTAGAGGCGTTGATAGAGGAGTACCTCTCTACGGTAAAGAGAAAAAACAAAGCAGAGACGGAGGCTTTTGTTTCTGACTTGCTGGTCTATGTGATGCAAAACGTTGAGAGCATAGACAAAGAAGTACTTCTTGACATCGTGAGTGCAAAGGTGAAGAGTCTAGGCTACACGCTTGACACTGCCATACTTGAAACACTACATGAAAAGAGTGCTGCGGCCGTGGCTTCTTCTGTGGGTGCCACGTTTACTTTTGACAAGACCGATGCACAGGTGCTTGACTCCATGCAAAGGGCTTTGACCTGGATGAAAGAAGATGGTGCTGCCAACACTCAAGACAAGCTTAAAACCATCATAGGTCAGGCGATGGAAGGTGAGATCAACATGTCTGATCTGGGTGAGACACTTAGAGAGGGTTTTGAGGGTGTGGTCGATGAGAGTGCACGGTACTTCGAGGGTGTAAGTGACCATGTCATACGTCAAAGCCAGTCTGTGACACGTGCGTATCAGTTTGAGAAGGCAGGGATTAAAGAGGTTAAAGTAGTCGCGGTCATAGACAACAGAACCTCTATCATCTGTAAAAGTTTACACGGCAGGATCATTTCGGTTAAAAAGGCGGTAGGTCAGGCAGATGCCATCACCGAAGCACAAAGCATAGAAGAGAAGAAGAGCGCTTCAAGATGGCAGACACAACCCATATTTGGCACACTGGGTAAAGATGTGGCTTTACCGCCGTATCATTTTAGATGTAGAACTATTGTGGTAGCATATTTTCCACAAAGTGTTGAAGTTGACGGCAAGAACGTGAACGGGTCTCTTTTGCCGGGTGAGACTTATAAGGGAAAAGAGGTGTTGTTTTCTCATGTAGATAGCTTAGGGTATGAGCGTATTGTGACAGAGGGGACTATCAATCACGAGAGTGACTCAGTCAAGCCTCCGCTTAGAAAAATAAAAGCGGCATTGGAAGACATAGCAGATATATCTACGCATGTAGACCCAAAGAGTGGGCAGGAACGTATACAGACATACAGTAAGGTCGTAGGAAGCAAGACGGGCATGTATATCTCTTACTATCCTGATGGAGAAGTGGTCACTGCATTTCGCAGGGATAGAGACTACTTTACGGAGCGTGTATTTAACGGTCACGAAGTGATACAAAAAAGTAAGGAGGATATGAATGAGTAATTTTAAAATATATATAGGTGTATCAACAACCATCGTCAGAGAAGATATGCCAAACTATGGCACTTTTGCACCTGCCAACGAGGGATGTACTTATCTGCCTACTACAGGCAAGTATAAGAACATTGTAGAAGGGGAAACTGAAGATAAAACAGGAGAGATTGTTTACTTGTTTATAGGTCTTCAGTGGGATGCAGAAATGATACTGCAAGACGTGAAAGATGATGAGCTCTTCCACGCCGAGCATCACTTCAAGGTACAGCATAAAGGAGAGGTCATAAAAGAGTTTGACGGTATGTTGTTGGATGCGCTTCTCTATATAGCAAATGATGGTGAAGCACATGTATGATGATGTGATACAAGACTTACTCCTGACAGCAGGACTAGCCGTGCAGTCAGAGACAGAACACACTGCACCATACAGAGTGGGTCGTCTCCGAGGTGACATTACTGTGAGTATGGGGCTTGATAAAAAGAGTGTTAGTATTGGGAATACAGGACTTATAGACTATGCGGTGTATGTGTACTATGGAACGATGGATTATGCTACGGGCCCAGTACCTCCAAAGCCTTATAAGAAAGTAGCAGGTAGAAAAAAAGGAATACGACCAAATTATTATTTGGACAATGCACTTGAAAGGCTTGTGTCCAGTGGCAGATTGGAACGTATATTGGGCAAACATGCGGACAATTTTTCTGAGGCGGTGTTTGATGATATTATTCGGAATTTAACGCAGATAAGGGTAAAATAAAGGGATTAAAATGAAAAACACTATTCAAAATAACTGGTTCATAGCTGTGGCTTCGCTTGCTGTGTATATGGTCGGCTTTCAGCACAATGAGGGGCTACAAAACATTGGAAGTTTTGTTTTGTGGGCTTTAGGGGTCTTGGTGTTAGCAGCTTCTGTGTGGGCACCTAGTGAAGCGTTGCAAAAGCAAACGGTACTCAAGAAGTTGTTGTGGCTAGTGGTTATCTTAGCCATGGCATACAAAGGGATGTTTCTACTCTCAGCGATATACATGACAGCACAGCTCACGTTGTTTGCAAGACGTAAACAATTAACGGTAAAATAAAGGGATTAAAATGCAAAGGAATCACATGATAGAGAAGCGATGCAAGATAGACTTGAGAGATGCAACATTTATAAGTGTTGAGTGTAAACGCTGCAAGGGTGAGACTAACATACCCATGCAGACACATAAAAACATAGAGTTGTGTGGCATATGTGGTGTACACTTTGGACAGCAAACAGTAGACTACATAAGAAACCTCAAAAGAACCACTATGCTAGAAGACAATGAAGATGTCAAAGTTTCGTTGGTGAGTGTGGAGGTGGAGTCATGAGCAAAGAAGACTACGAAACAAAAGGACGATACTTAGAGGCTGTAGAGCAGTTTAAAGATGCTCAAAAACAAAGAGATGAGAAGGTGCGTCAGATGCAAAGGGTACTGTCTCCCATCACCAACATAATGGGTGCTACCTACGGGATAGACGGCACATTTGCCCACCTATCCAAAGAAGCTATAGAGCTTGATGCTCAGATGAGAGAATGGGCGTGTAAAGCCAACATAGAAGCCGAAACTTTGGGCAAACACCCCATAGAAATAAGAGAGAGCCTATGAGCGAAAAACAAAACATCGTAAAAGAGACAGCCAAAGAGCTGGGGATGACGCAGAAGGAGTTGGCGGAGGCTATTGGTGCAGCTGAAGCCACAGTAAGAAACTGGAGTTCAGGAAAAGAGATACCCCTATGGGCTAGTAAGTCCATGGAGCTACTAAGAGAAAACAATAAAAACAAAGAGGTAATAGATACACTTAAAAAACTAAAAAAACTTATCTCCTAGAGATACACAACACTACAAAACCTATCTAAAAGATAGAAATATACTTGACAAATATATCTTATGGTGATATAATTCGGTTATGTTTTATCTGTAAGATAGGTTTTTCTAACACAATTTATCCCAAATAAAACCTTAGCGTTATGAATATTTCATAGAGCCTACAATAGTGTAGGTTCTTCAAATATTTAACGAAGTACTCTCGACGGAGGTACTTTAATTTGTGTGCACACATGACAGACTTTAAAAAAGGAAAGTTATGAATCAAATTATAGAAATTAACAATCAAGATGTGACCTTTGAACAAAATGAAAATGGTATTGCTTTTACAGACTCTTTGACATTAGCTAAAGTGTTTGGAAAAGAACACAGAAATGTAACACGAGATATAGAAAACTTACCTAAAGATGAATTCTCACTGCTCAATTTTGAGCAGTCAAAGTATCAAAATGAACGTGGAAAGTACTACAAAATGTACAAACTGAGTAAAAAAGGATTGATGCTCATAGCTATGGGTCTTACTGGTGAAAAAGCTCACCAATGGAAAACACAATACATTGAAGCTTTTGAAGCATTGGAAAAACACTATCATGATTACAAAGAGCCTGTGATGTTAAACCCTACAGCACCACATACGCTAAGACTCAAAAAACAGCCCATGGGTACCTACACGGCACAAAGTAGAGAGCTTATAAAAGACCTTGACCTTGCTTTTAATATGGGTTATGCCTATACACACAACATTAGACCACTGATAGCCAATCTTGTAAAGAAAGAGCTTCTGAGTGAACCACTGACCAATGCAGAGCATTATTCATCGGCGTACTACTTAACAGCAGACCAAGCAAGAGCAGTAGTGCATCACTCTTTATGTAAAACCAAAGATGAAGCACTGGCACACCTCTACTACATCTTCAAGGCAGAAGATGAAGCTGAGGAAGCGAATCTACTTGACTTTATAGAAGAGGAGGTGTAATATGAACGAGTATGAGTATAAGCAACTTGTAAAAGTTTTGTTAGACCAACGTGAGCTGGATGAGGATTACACTAACGCACTAGAAGTGGAGCGTGATGACCTACTAACGCTTGTAGAGCCACTCCAAGAGAAGTATGAGCGGTTATTGGAGGAGCACAAACAACTCCAGAAGGTCAGACATTCTATAGATACAGAATGCAATGACCTGATGGAAGAGCTTGCCGAATATAAAGAGATGGTCAAAAACAGCAAAGAGACACTTATGGAGTTGCTTAAAGAAAAAGACACGCTAAAACAAGAGCTAAGGCTCAAAGATGCAAGCTAAAGACCAAAGGCAGAAAACTCTGCCCGTGGTCACTAAGCGTGTGTGTATGATAGAAAACAGACGAAAGATCGCTGTTAGCGTTGCCTTGTGTTTAGAAGCATACCGCTACGACATACTACACTTACACAACAAACATTAAACTTCTGGGAGGAAGAAACATGACAACAACACAACAAGACATTATACACAGTGTAACTAAACAACTCGAATTTATGGGCGGTATGCTTTTAGCATGGGACCTGGACGCCATAGAGTTTGGTGCTACGGAAAGAGACGGTGTCTTCTACATGCTGGAGTGCCTCAGAAAAGAGCTAAACAGTGTCGCAACAGTCAAATAGCGTTTTACGTGTTTCACTGTTTCATACCTCTTTAAGCTCCGTGTTTTAGGGCTTTGCAGTGAAACATGTGTTTGTTTCACTGTCTGTGTTTTTTGGTGGGATGCTCCCACCCTACACAAAAAGCGTGTTATATTTGCACTAAGAATGAGAACGATTTAAGATTAGAGTGTTATACTTTTGGTGTAGGAGTTGATTACTTCTTACAAGGAGAACACTTGTCGGGTGACATAAAGCTCCTTTAGCCCCTGTAACTCTTTTTGGGTTGCAGGGGTTTTTTTTTGGTCTATTTTTACCTAACGGTAATAGAGATGGTTGGGTATGGGGATAGGAACTTCAAAGGAGACAAGATGTCACCCGACATAAATACCATCGCTTATTTGGTTATTGCTTTAGCGTACATCGCTCTAGCTTTATCGCACTAAGCACCCGTTAAGCAAGACTCATCACCTTGCTTGGCACCTACCGTATACACAACCCCCTCCCACCTCTTCTTTGTTTTCTTACGATGGCTTCTATGTGACTGGCCGCTAACGCCAACGCCCAGAACCTGTCGGCGTGTCCGTGTTCGTTTTGTTTGGAGTCATAGAGAAACCCTCTGGCACCGGCTTTACGTTTGATGCTGTGAATGTCTGCTATGAGCAGAGGGTCGTTGGGTATGCGTATGGTCTTGTCTTCAAAGATCTTTTTGAGGTTTAGCACCATAGACTCTTTTTGGCTTGCGGTGAAGTGTACGCCTTTTGCGCGTTGCTTGTACTGTTTGACCATGGTTTCTGCCAAGTCCATACCTATGCCGGTTCTGTCCAGTCTTATCTGTGCCAGAGGGTAGGTGTTCATGAAGTTTTTCAGGGTAAAGCGCTGTTCGTCAAAAGGGGTCTTTGCGTAGATCTCCATAGTACAGAGGTCGTAAATGTTTGTCTCTTGCAGTACGAGTGCTGCCAGTGCCGAACGGTGGGCGGTTCTTCCTATGTCGTAGCCGGCAAAGAGTGTCTTTTTGGAACTTGGAGAGAAGTAGCTTAAGGTGTCATCTACACAGGCTTTGATGAGGGCTATGCTAAAGAGTGAGGCTTCGTCATCGACAAACTGACATTCGTAGGCTGAAGCCCAGGTGTCTGCATCGAAAAGATCACGCATGGTTTCCAGGTCAAAGACCAGACCGTCTTCTGTGGCTCTGTAGATGTCTATGCGGAAACGTGTGAACATGTGGTATTTGAGCGTGTCTGTGATGATCTGATGGAATAGGCTTGGCTCTTCAAAAGGGGTTGACATGAGTGTAAGTCTTCCTTTGACCGCACCGATACTTGGCACAAAAGCCAACCAGATCTTTTTAGGGTTCTGGTACCAGGCAAACTCATCCATCCAGATGTCACCGGTGAAGCCCTGGACGGTTCTAAAGTTGTTTGCCATGGCTTTAATGATGGCACCGTTGCTGAGGCGTTTTTCGTTGTCTTTGTTTACGGCAAACACTATGTCCATCTTCTCTGCCCAGTACTCGACATAGCGCATGAGAATGAGTGCCTGCTCTTCTGAAGCAGATAGGAAGAGTTGATTGCGTCCTGCCACTGCTGCAATGAGTGCGTCAGCTGCTGCGATAAATGAGAACCCTATCTGTCGTGACTTGATGACGGCTCTAAACTGATCGTCACAGCGTATGAACTCTTGCTGATACAAATAAAGAGCGCCATAGTCGCCGTTGAGTAATTTGCGTTTAAACTCTGAGGCTTCTTTGTGAGAGGTGATGTCTGTAATGACAGGTTTCACCTTGAGGGCTACTTGTTCTTTTTTGTCCTGGGTACGTTCGAGTCTTGAGAGTGAAGCCGAGAGCATGGCTATCTTGCGCGAGACGGCTTCTGTGGCTTTTCTTTTACTGAGTATAGAGAGCTGTTTCTTGATGTTCTCTATGGTCTCTTGTGCATGGGTGCCTTCTTTTTTTCGTTTGCGCATCCAGGCATAGACGGTACCGCGATTGACACCTTCTTCTTTTGCCACTTCTTCTACAGGTATGCCTGCATCTACAAGCAGGAGTATGCGTTGCTTCTTTTCCTTTTTAATTGCCATTGGACCATCCCATAACATTTTTGGCTTCTTGTGCGGTGAGTATGCCTGCTTGTACCAGACCTGTGACCACATCTGCATCATCTTTAAAGGCTGTGGCGTCGAACTCTTTAAGCTTTAGCGTTATGCCGTGTTGGGCGAAAAAGGCTTCTACAAGTGCCATTTTTGGCTTGATGGTGATCTGGTTGAACATGTGCAGCTGTGAAGTGAGTTCTCCGCCTCCACCCAAGCTTGAAGCCTCGACTATGCCTACAAGTCGCGGTGGTACACCATGGGCGGCGATGATCTCGTCGCGGCCTACTTTTTTGAGTTTCTCATGAGACATGTCTTCTACTTTTCCCAACTCTTTTATTTCGATGTCGGGTTTGTTCTCTCCGTTGCCTTCACCTGTGGTCAGTATGAGGGTTTTGTGTGCGTTTTTGTAGCCTCTTAAGTCTTTGCGCATAAAGTCGCCAATGGCGGCGATCTGTTCATCGGTGGGGTCGGAGTCTTTGAACATAATGGCAAGTTCGGGTTTTGCCCCGTTGTCAAAGAAGACATCGTTGTACTGGTCGGCTTTATGCAGGGTGATGATCTGGGGGATGACTTCAATGTAGTCGGGTTCCCCATAATAGTCTGACAAAATGGAGTCATACATAAATTGTGCCCCTTCCATAGGGATGTCTTCTGTGCCTACACGTTGAAAAATGTTGTGTTGGGTGTCTACCCTCGCGGTGTAGGTACTGAGGTTGTAGAGGTAGAAGCTTTCTCCTACGGCAGTGGATTTTTCAAAAAAGGCAGAGCCAAAGGTCTCTGCATTGAGCATGAACTTGTAGAGAAACTTTTGTGGGCTTGTGTTTTCGGGCAAAAAGTCTTCAAGGTTGCCGGACTCTATTTGTGAGAGAAGGAGGGCTTTGAGTTTTAATGCGCGTTTATGATAGACATTAAAGGCATAGAAGCCACGCAGTGCATCGAAGTTCAAGTAGGGTTCTACAATGCCGTCGGTTCCCCAGAGAAGGTCTTCTGCTATGTTTGTTTGTTTGCTTGTGCCTTCATTTTTGATGACCAGTGACCTGTTGTTTCTTGTTGTCTTGCTTTTCATTGTCCTGCTTTCCTTGCGCTGGTGTTTAGGCATAAGTGTAAGGCATTTTGGGGCTTGATGCACGGTACATGTGCAGGGGTGTTGGGGTGTGTATGTGTATTTGCAGGGGTGGGGGCTTTGTTCTATACTACGGCAACTAAAGCATAAAAAGGAGTCACATGGCAAAGCAAACAGCGTTGAGCAATATTGCGATCACGCATATATCGTTGGTAAAAGCAGGGGCAAACGGCAAAGAGGTCATTTACAAGTCTGCCAAGCCGGGCAACTATGAGAACACCATTGACATTAAAAAGGTTGATGACGAACAGGGTGTGGTGTATGGCGTGGTATATGCCCCAGAAGAGGTAGACACGCAAGGTGACTTTGCTACAGCCGAAGAGATAAAAAAAGCCGCTTACGGCTTTATGAAATCGCTCAATGGACGCAATGTAGATGTGGAACACAGTTTTCAGAATGAAGCAGCTTTTGTAGCAGAGAGCTGGATAGTGAAAGGGGGTGATAGTATCTTCCCCAATGAACCTGAGGGTTCTTGGGCGGTAGCCATTCAGCTTGAGAGTGACGAACTCAAGACCTTGGCAAAGAGTGGTGAACTCGCAGGCTTAAGTATGGCAGGTGAAGCCACCAAAACAGAAGTAGAGAAATCTGAAGGGGCGGGTGAGCAAGCCTTTTCAAACTTCTTTAAGGCATTTGCCGATGTGGCATCAGATATATGGATCGACTTTGGCGGTCTCATCAAAAAAAGTAAAGGAAAAGATATGGCAGAAAAACTGGACGAAGCGGCACAAAGCTTCTCTGAAATTGTAAAAGAGAAACTTGAAAAAGCAACACGCGGGGCAACGGAAGGTCTCAAAAAACAAGATGACAAAATAGCAGCGTTGCAAACAAGTGCTACTGAGATGGCTGAGAAATTTGACGCCCTTGAAAAAGCACACCAGACAGCTACAGAAGAGAATGCGACACTGAAAACAGAAAATGAAGTGCTGCAAAAGACGCTGGGTGAACAGGCGGCTGCTTTAGAGGCACTTGAAAAAACCACAACAGACTTAAGTGCGTCTGTCAAAGAAAGCAAACAAAAGAACACGCTCAAAAAAACAACACCTAAAGACGACACAAAAGGAACACTATAATGGAAGAGACTTACTTAGACCTCTCAGAGATCATGAAAACAGGCATTAATGCCGTCGATGTACAGCTTGACGGTGTGTTAACGCCTGCACAGGGCAGAGCGTTTGCCAATGCCATTGTAGACAATTCAAGCATCCTCAAACGCATCACTGTGGACATTACAGGGAAGCTGACTAAAAAACGTTCGGCACTTGATGCAGCCAAAGGGGTACTTGCCAGACACATTTCAGGAGAACCTACCGATACGGCACGTTATGCCAGTTTAGGTGTCATAGGCGCACAGCTTGACATGACACAAGCCGTGGTACTTGAAGCACAGATCAACCAAGAGACTTTGGATGACAATCAGGGCAACAAAGGGTTTGAGTCTGAACAGCACAATGCCTTTACCCAAGTGTTTTCCAATGAGATCGTTTACCTGGGCATGGTTGGCATTGCTGACAACAACCTGGCAACTGCGCCCTTTAATGAGTTAGCCAAAGGCTGGCCGTTTGTGGCTTCTGAGTCTGTTGATACAGTCAAAGTGACTTCTGCTGTAGTGGTGGGTGATGCGCAAACGACTGTGCTGAATGCCTTGGACAAGGTGGTCAAAAATGCCCATAGAGACATTCGTAACAAAATGGCTATTTTTGTGAGTGTGGAAGACTATGAAACGTATGTAGACTACATTGCAGAGAAGCACCAGAACACGGCAGTCTTGCTTTCGGGTGAAGCGGCGAAGTACAAGGGTAGAGAACTCATCGTAGACCCGGACATGGCAAAAGGTACTTACCTTGGGACACCGCTTAAAAACATGGTGCTTGGTTTTTCAAGGGCCATTATGAGAACACGCTGGTATGACAACGACAAATCTGCCTTGCGTTACAAGTTCATTGTGCGTCCTGACTATGAGTTTGACATTAAAAAATACGTCACCCTTGTGACTGAAGTGTAGGGCGTGATGACCACGACAGCAGACGTAAGAGAAAGGCTTCCTTTGGAGCTTGAAGACGCGCTTGTCGCGGTGCATTTGCAACGTGCCAACAGAGACTTCAGGGGTAAGACCTTTGAAGCCGATGAGGCTAACTTTGACGAAAAAGAAGCGGTAAGCTGTAAGACCATCTACTACCTTGCCCCGCTGCTTTGGCAAAAGATACAAAACAGAGCCAACGAGTTTGAGCATACGCTTCAGACTTTTGGTGACCTGGAAGTGTTCCAAAACTACTGGCTTGAGAGAAGCGACTCCATCCCTGTGACGAATACAGAGAGCGGAGAGGTAGCACAAGGAGGGCTTAAATGGGTTGTTGTGTAGGCTTTGCTGCCATTAAGACAGAGATAGAAGCTGTGGTGGCACAGTTTCATCCTACAGATGCCAAGACTTTTGTCGCTCACAGGAGCGGCATGGACGGGTTAAACTATAAGGTGCATTTGGGGGTGGTGGTCAAACCTGATGTAGACAAAAATACACAGATGTTCGAGGCGCTTAAAAAGCTTGAGAGCCGTACTGACCTTTGTGTGAAGATGCTCTCTTCGGACATCAACTTTAAAGATGAGAAGCTTATAGACCTATTTTTACTTGAAATTGAAACGGAGATAGCACTTACATGAATACAGATATGCACTTAAACATGCTCAACCTTGTATATGCACCTTTTGTAGCACTGTTGCTATATCTGGGGCTTGATGCAGAAGCGGTCGTAGGACTGACTGTCTTACTTGGGCTAGACATGATCACAGGAGTATGGAAAACGATAGCCCTGGGGAAAAAACCCCAAAGCTGGCGGTTTGCAAACGGACTACTGAGTAAGCTGGTGCTGATCATTGTTCCTTTTTCTTTGGCACTGGCTGCTAAAGCAGTACACGTTGATCTGACTGTGTTTATATGGGCGACCATAGATGCACTGATACTTTCAGAATTGTATTCGATACTGGGGAACATTTACAGCATCAGGACAAAACAAGAGGCAGAGGAGTTTGACGTGATGAGTTTGATACTGAAGAAAATACGCCAGTTCATCAACAAGGTGCTGGACGATGCTTAATTTCATACTCGGAAAGCTGGGCATACAAACTTTGTTACTGAAAGTGCTTTTACTTGTCATCGCTGCTGCTGTAGGGGTGGTGCTTTTTTGGCACTACTTCATAAAACCTAAAGAGGCATTGCAGACGGTCGTTCGCTTTCAAACCACCAGGGCGGACAGTTTGGCTGTGACACTCAAGGCGTGCAACCAACGCAGGGTACGGGAGCGTTCTGAAAACCGTGCAGCGATGTTTAGCCAAAAATGGCAGGGCATTTCTGCGGTGTACAAGGAGGGGCTTGATGAGAACCGTAGTACTGTCTATGACGATGATAGCGGCAGCGATCTTTTTTGAGGGGTGCTGTGAGCCCGAAGTGGTCGTGAAGGAAGTGTATGTGGAGAGACCTTGCCCAAAGCTCAATGGCTTTGCCGGGGTAAAAGCGTGTCAAAAGCGTGTCTATTTTTTAAGCAGGCAAATTGACGAGTACAACCAGGTATTTACAAAAGAGGAGAAACGATGAAAAAGCAAGAGGAAAAACGGGTGACCGTTTACAGCAAGAACGGGAACACCTTAGAGATCAAGGCGTCCCTAAAAGGTGCCTTTGTAGGCAAAGGATACACCCTTGAGAAACCTAAGACAGAGGAGAATGTGTAATGGCTAAGTATATTTCAGACAGAAATGTGGTGCAAATTGGAGCGGAAACGGTGGCAGGTACCTATGAGGCACCTACGGTGGTACTTCCTGTAGAAAAAGGTGCAGGCGTTTGGGCGCCAAATGTTGACACTGATGTCTCAGACCCCGTGTCTGCGAGTCATGGGTCTAAAGAGACGACCATTATTAGCGATTTTGCGACGGTGGACATTTCTTCAAAAATGAAACTGCCTTCTGACCATACCCTGATCGCT